TTTTCTACACTATTACCGTTACGAACATACAAACCATTTGCTTCTGTGGTTCCAGCACCATATACATAGTAGCTATCCTCCGTAGTCGGAACCACCTGTCCTTGGACAATAGTGCGTGGCTCACCTACAGTAATGTACCGAGGCCAGCTTGGGCTTGCATTGAAGATCTCGGAGAACCTACGGTTAATAAAATGACTCAGTTGATCCTGTTCACCAGTGGATAGTTCCCCGCCTGTCCCGATAAGAGCGGAGGCTAGTTTGAAAAGATCGCCGTAAGTTCTGGTCTGCATTATATTTTGTTGGGGCTAAGTTCCGGAAACTTCTTATTGTAGTACTTTAAAAATTCTTTAGAATGCACAGTCTCTTGACCGTACTTCTTTACCAGTCGAAAAAATTCTCGTGCTGGCATTGTAGCAACTGGTCGTCCCAATGTGGGATGAATAGTTCCTTTAAGTTGATGCGCTTCTTTGGCTGCTTGTTGGTGACGAACCTGTTCGGTCGCCTGTTCCAAGTGAAGACTATTCTGAATCTCTTGGATTAGAGCGCGATCAATCTCCTCGTCGGAGTAAGTCTTTGAATTGGGCTTAATAATATCCATAAAAAAAGGCAGGGGGGCTTTCGCCCCCCAACCAGAATTTATTTAGCTTGTGCTGACAATCTTGCCGTGAGCACCAGGGTGGTATACACCGAGGGTCAAAGCGCAATCAACGAAGCCACGGTCACCACCACCAAGATTTGGAAGGCGGCTGCTACCCATAGGGATAAGCTCGTGAACACCGTAGTACTCAGGATTCACCAAGTAACCAGCCATTCCTGCAGTACCAGCTTGTGTTGGCATACAGTCAGGGTTAGCGTTTACAACAGAGACGATACCGTGATCGCTTTGATAGAGATCAACGGAAAGCTTGATAGTGCCGCTTTCGCCGTTGTAGTTAACTGCACGAACCGAGTCACCCGATACGCCACCGATGCGAGCGAAGTCGCTGATGTCTTGACGGAGTGCTGTATCAGCAACGAGCATAAGGTTGTTGGATGTACCAGTAACCTTGAAGATCGAAGAGATAAGAGAGTTCAATTCGCTTTCTGCGAAATTGCCATCAGTTACGTCAGCGATGCTTGTAGCTGGAGTTTGGAATGCAGCAGGAACGCCACCCGAACCAGCAGCATTTTGAATCCAGTCACCAAGACCACCAAGGCGATTGAAGTTAGTTCCACCACCATCTTCAGTGTTTTGAGTATTGTTAGAAGCGAGTGCTCCTTCAACATCGCGCTTGAGTTCACGAATTGCTTTAGCTTCTGCTTGAGCAATCTTAGCTGGGCCAACGGAATCGACTGCTTCTTGCAGATCGGAAACCATATAGTCCCGGCGGAACTTTTGAACGCGATTGCCAAGACGAGCACGTCCGGCGAATTGGTCAGTGAATGCTGTAACATCAGCACCTTCCTGGATCCCAGCAAAGCTAGGAGCGGAAAGAGAGTCAACAGTCCACTCAACCTTAGTTGCGGATGCGCCCTTTTTGTTAGCAGAAGAAAGAATAGGTGTTTCTTCTGGAGCTAGGATGGTCAAGACATCAGTCAAGTCCTCCCGATTAGAGACACCAGAACCTGGGTTTGCAGTGTCGAATGTATTTGAGAATGCCATAATATTTTATGTATTTATAGTTGTTAATGAATTGGTTAATGGCGTGATGCCATTTTGAGTTTCCTAAGGTTGGCGAAATCGCTTGCGCTACCCGTTTCTTTAAACCGAGCCTCTAATTCTTTTAGGGCCTTGGCTGTTCTTCCCATTCCCTTTTCGGGTTTGGATGCAGATGGACTGGCTGATTTGGGAGGATTTAATACTGCTGATCCCTTACGCTCAGTAACGGGCTTACGTCCGTAAATACTGTTAGTAGCGTGAGCAAACCAATAATCCAATTGTGCGGCTACCTCTGGTGATTCACGCTTTGCAATTTTTTTAAGTTGCTTAAAGCGGTCATCATTTACGGTTGCTTCGTATTGTTTACGCAAGTCATTGTCATCACCTTCTAACCAATCAAGTTCTTTTTTTGCACGTTCAGTAAAGGAACCAGCAAGCTGCTCCCCTTCGATTTGTGCCTGAACCTTATTGAGTTGATCCGGGAGAAAAGTTTTCTGAGCTTTACGGGCTTTTAATAAAGCCTGTCGCACATCCTTCTTTGTCCACTCCTTGCCTTCGATTTCGGTTACGGTATCCTCAGCGGAGTAGCCATCACTTTCAAACAAAAGATCCTCTGCCCACTCAATAACTTGGTCAACCTCTCCAGCTTTTGCTTGTAGCTTCTCGATACTATCGAGGTTACTGTAGGGGTTATTTTCAACCTTTTTTGTATTTAATGGGTTTGGTTTTTCTTGAAGTTTAGCTTCTAAACTAGCTAGACGTTCTTCGGCAGCTTTGCGCTTGGCAGTCAATTCACCGAATCGAGCTACAGCACGGCTACCTAGCTTGTCAGCTAGTTCCCGCAAATCCTCCTCGGACATATCGTCCAAGTCCAACTGTGAAAGAACATTGTCGGATTCCTCAGTCCCCTCAGTAGCTTCCTCGGTCTCAACTGATTCATCAGTTTCTTCCTCAGTTACTTCCTCGGTTTCCTGCTCCTCGGTCTCTCCAGCCTCTTCCTCCTTTGGCTCTTCAGCCTCAGGGGTCAGTTGCCCGATCCTCCGCATTGCAAAATCCTCAACGGATAAGTTATTATTGTCCACTGAACTTTGGTCTGCCTCAGCGTTAGCAGTTTCGATTTCGTCTGTCATATTATTACCACTCATTAACGCCGAGCGATGGCGATGGTCGCATTATAACATACGGGTTACATTCGATCCAAATGCTTTAGTTGGAGTTTATCCCAACCTGACATTTGAAGGATCTGATCGTACGTAATAATTCTACCAGAAATCTGTTGGATGGTCTCACTGGATGCTTCGTGCATCTCGCTGATGGTCTCCTCACGGAGTTCGTGAACCATCTTGATGAACCGAGCAAAGGATTCATAGCTGTGCAAGCTATTGATGTCGTCTTGTATATTCATACTATTTTGACATTTTCATTAGTTCACTGGAAACTTTTTCCATACGTGGGCCAATGCCAGCTCGGTTCAGTGCAACTCTATCCCTGTACTCGTCATTATCTAGGAACTCCTTTGCCGCCTTCTCATACTCCCCTGCATTGATAGCCTTAACGGTATCTGGGCTTCCGCCAACTGATCCACGGTAGTACTCACCAAAGATAGCTGTCTGGGCGGAGCCGGGAAAGGAATAAAACATTGGAATTAAGTTTTGAACTTTAGGGATTCGTTCCTTAATATCTTTATCCAGTAGCAATGAAGCTTCTTCACGTGTGATACGCTGACCCTTCTTTACACTTGGGCTGGAGTGTCCGTGGCCAATTGTATAGTTCGTCTCCCCAGCACCCTTTCGGGCAACTTCATCGAAACCTTCAACTTTCAGCAAGTATTCCTTGAAGGCTTTTTCTCGATTGTTGGAATTGATTTGTTTAGCTCGGCGATTGCCTTGCTCCGTTACTGATATATTGTCTGGCATTATAAGTTTTGTGTATCGATTTCACCCATTTGAGCGGGGGCTGTACCCACGCGACCAATTTGAGCATTTTCTGCTTGTTGCATTTGGAAGGTATATTGACCTACGTACTTCTGTAGTCGAGCGGCAAAGGCTTGATCAGCCTGAGCGCGTTGTGCAACGTCCGGCTGCTGGGTGTACTGCTGGATTACTTGTAGTGCAATCTGTGCTCCCGCTGGACGTGCTGGCATTTCGATACCTGCAAAGATTTTTGCTAAGTCATCAGTGACCTGCTTGACCACTTCTTCCTGCGCTTTCTCAACTGGCTGTAGAATTGCATCAGCCATTACTGGGTCAATACTAGCAGCAATCACATCCAGTAGGGCATCAACATTAAGACGATTGTTTGAGTTCAACTGATTGAGTGCTACGAATTGCTGTGTCTTGGCTTCTACAGTCTTGGGGTCATTATTTTGAACATCGAAGTTAATCAAGATGTCAAAGTTCTCGTCGGCACTTCCCTTGTCGAAGGTCTGAGGATCTGGAATCCCTGTAACCCGGAAGAAAATTTCATCTGGTCCAAAGCGTTGGAAACACTTGAATGCCATACGCAGAACCTCTGCCGTGTGGCTAAGGAACTTATCCACCAGGAACTGCTGGCGAATTTGGCTGATTGCTCCCTCTTCATCCAATCCAACCAATCGGTCAGCTAGACTAAGCAATGTTGACTCGATTTCTATTGAGCCGGTAGGTGCTGGCGGGGTAGGAGCAAAGTCAAGATCTCCCTTGCGGCGGTATGGAATCATACGACCAGGACCCCAATCAGTAGGTGCTTGACCAACTGGGTGCAGGACGGGAGGAAGTGTAGCTAGACTATTCCTGTCAATTCGGGAGTCACGCTCCACTTTTACTTGATTTTGTAACCCGCGAAGTACAGAAGGAATGGTTAATGTGTCATAGAGTCTCTTGCTGTCCTCTGACAGTTTTGTGACAACTACAGGGTAGTCCTCGTAGCCATTCAGCAATTCAAACTTAGCATACCCAGGTGTTACGCCGTCACCACTAAACTCCCGGTGGAATACAGTGCAGTAAATTCCCTCAGCTCCATCCTCTTGATCAATAAGGCGTTGATAGCCGTAGCATATTTCAATGAGATCATTGGCCTCGTAAGAACTATTGCTAAGACTATTACTATTGCGAGCTTCTTGCTCGCGCTCAATTGAATCAATATTAACGCCTCGGTATTTTTCAATAACATAATCAACGAAGTCCTGATCCCAACCATCTGTTGTGACCTTATTCTCTAACTCTTGTGGGGTGTAATAAGTTCTCCAAAAACAATATGGGGAACGCTGAGGGTCGGTTACATACGGGGGGAAAAAGAAGTCCCCATCGGGGGCTAGTGTCTTTACATCGGGAGCATTAACTTGCCTACGAACTACGGGCAATTCAGCAACTCCATCCTTCCGTAATTCTTTTAGTGCTTTCTTTGCACGTTTTTTAGTTGTTCCATCAAAGGTCGCTTGCAGCAGGGCGATTAACTCATTGTCATCTTTCCCGTCTTCTATAGCAAATGCTACTTCCGGGCTGACCTGTGCAATCTGGTTTAAATCCAGTTCCTGTAGGAACCGTCGATCCTCACGATGCCATCCGACATACGTGATCAGTATGCCCCGCTCAAGCCCCTAGTTAGCACCTAGTTCCATCTCGCGGTAGAAGCGTGGGATGTACCCCGAACTTACCATCCATTTTAAGAATCCAGAAACAATGCGACTTCGCGCAATATCCCCGCTTTCAACTGGGAAGGCCCGAACATTTGCTCGGTTCAATGATGCCATAAACAAAGATACTAGACGAGTAATACGCTCATCAATTAGGTGGCACTCGATGTCGGACGCACCCTCCCAAGGGAAAGCGTCAGATCCGTGCTTGCGATGATCACGGCTTTTGCCCGGCCACCAATTGCGACGATCATCGTAACTAGTACGGCATAGATCGAAATATGATTCTAACTCTGATACGGTCTGCTCGTAGGCATAGCGTAGGGTCTTGATGTCGGGTTCATCCTGGACGTAAGTCAAGGACTCTGAAATTGATTCATTCTGCATTATCTTCTGCTAGGCGTTTTTTTATGGATTCAAGCAATCGTATCGTGTAAGTCGATGGTAGCCCTATTGTATCACATAGGTCACGATTTGTCATAGGGACTCCACTCTCGTGGGTAACGTACCTCTTTAATATCTCCCAACTGGCAAACCTATCACTCTGTTCGCGACACCAGGATCTATCCATTGTTATGTCCTCACTTTCTGACATAACGATAACTTGTACCCTTGGAGTCCTCAATTCCCTCAAAGATGATTTTTTTCTTTACTAGTAGTCCCTGCCACCTTCGGGGGATCAAAACATTTACGCGCTTCCCGATCTCATTGCTGAATACCACATTGTACTTCCTGTTTGGACACTCCGCAAGTACAGTACCCTCGTAGTGCTTTGGAATGATTTCATTAATCATTAGGGACTCTTCCAGTATTTTAGTACCCTTCTCTGTGACCCAGGTATTTTTACCTTTGCCAGTTAGGGACTTTACTGGTAGCTTTTGAGTTGCTATCTTCATTGCTTCCTCAAACGTAACCTCTTGTTCTTTAGCGATTTGTGTTAATTTCTTCTTGGGCATTAATATCCTCCTTTGTTTGTTTTAGTTGATTGCATTGATGAGTCCGACATAAAGTCCGGTCCTTCTCCGCCGTTGGACATTCGCAAATAACGAATGACATCAAAGAAGTCCTTTAGGGCTTCCTCTGGTTTTCCACCTGCATTGTAGTTAATTAGACTGTCCACTAGGTTTCCGCAATCGGAATGGATGTAGCACCTTGGACGATTTGCCCCATCAATATCTACGTTTGGGTTGTAGTTGAACCAGTCATCTAGGGCAGTAATTCCTCGATCCTCCATCTTACCATCGGATGGAATAAAGCTTAGACCAAAGTCATAGAAGGAGGTAAAGAGATCATCATTATTCTCATTCTCGCGGGCGAAGAATCGGGAGTCACCGATGCGCTCAGTTACTTCCATACCTAGATCGTCCTCGATCTCCTTAAATAGTTCACAGTATCCCTCTACATTTAAACCAATCTTTTTAGCTGCGGGTCCGTACTTCCACTTGGGATCCCCAAACAAAGCCCACTCTCCGTAGGTGTTGCGGTCGGGCCACTCCCTGCGGATAAAGATTTCTCCACTCTCGTTTACCCCAGCCCAGATGGCTGTGTAGTTCCTTGCGCCAGCGGGGTCAACCACTTGATAGCAGGTGAACTTCGACTTATCCGATATGTCGGGGAACGTCATCCCGTACTTATTGGGTTCCTCGTTGAGAACATTTACTTCTGTATTGAAGTAAGGTAAAAGGGCATTCGCTGATTTTACCGGTAGACCATAAGCACGAACTTTGATTTCATCATCGGGGCGACCCTTTAAGTCCTTTGCAATTCGCTCGTATCCGCCGAATGGATTCTCGTCGGAGTGGAGATAGATTACAGCAGCATCCCTACTTGGGCTGTATTGGCGGATGGGTACTTCTAGGTCACGAAGCAAGGCCGCTGGCCTTGTCTCATTGGTTTCCGCGCCCTTGAGGTATTCAGCTATGACAGGAGTGTATCC